AACACAATATTATTCAATAGCTGGTCTTGGAAGTTCTTCAATATGTAAATCTGGTCACTCTGGTCCAAAGGATTCAACTTTGCTTTCTTTTGAGCTTTGCTTGATGAGTTCTTCAAAATATTTGTCATGCGAATTCTGAATACTAATTTGTCGGCATTGTAATCCGAGTAGACGCACGAGATTTCGTCTCTGTATGTGTTATTCAATGTAAAGTGAACATCATCCATTGTTATATTCTTTTCTAACATTGTCTCTGGATCCATAACCATTCGAATAACCCATTTTGACTTTTCAGTTTCATCGGTTACAGCTGTTTCAGTTTGTAAGCATTCATTGACAATATTTTCGAATTCTCTGAATTGTGCCATTATGCTCTTATCCTCGTCAATTAGTGTATTCATATCATCTGGGTCGAAACAGATTTCAACAGACTTTACAACCTCCTCCAGTTTTGTATGTTCCAACATATACTGAATTGTATTTGCTTTATCCTTATCAGTTTCATCTTCAGGCTTCAAGTATACAGTTAATGATGGATTCTTTAATGACGCAGATAGTGATAGAATTTCCTCAATTCTGGGCACACCACGGGTCACGTTGGACTTCGACGCAACACCGGCAAAGTGGAAAGTATTGAGAGTCATCTGTGTAGTTGGCTCACCAATACTCTGTGCCGCAATCATTCCAACCATTTCACCAGGTGCGACAATTGCGCGCTTATAGTCAAGAATAATTGTAGCCAATAATATTTCTAAGGCCTTCTGATTGAAACGCTTATTCAGTAACAAGTCCTTGGGTGACAAGTAGTAATAGAAGAGGACTTTGAATAATTCAGTGGGTGGCGCATAATGGATTTGCTCTAACTTAGCAAATGTTCCTTCAATCATTTCAAATGCCTCTAGCATAGTAATATCTACAAGCGAGTTGGCATTAATACCTTGTTGTCCAATCGCATTCTGAATAATGTATGAAAACGCTACTGGAACACGAACAACCTTCTCTGACTTGTTATTAAATATGTTCTTGATAATTATGTCGCGCTTCTCAATCATATAGTCAGTGTAAAACTTACATTTCTCATTCATTTTTTCCTCTTGCTTCTTATGGCGACCAAATGCGCTCTTGGTAAACATTCCTGACAACGATTTTGTTTTTGTCTTAGCATCATCAGGAACATTGTAGTGACCATAAATTTCCTGGACGCTCATTTCAACAATATGGAGTTCCTGATTTTCAACCTTAATTGTATCAATGTTATCGTCGCCATATGAGAATTGGACAATTTTGCTCTTATTGGTTCTGATTGTCATATCATAGTTGACCATCAAATCCTCTAGACCTTTAATAAGTCTGCGCTGGATATAACCAGTAGTAGAGGTCTTAACGGCAGTATCAATAAGGCCAATACGGCCACCCATAGCATGGAAGAAGAGCTCTTGGGGTGATAGACCGTTGATATAGGAACTCTCTACGAAGCCACGTGCTGCCGGGGAATCATCATACTTGTGATAATGAGGCAATGTTCTATGTTCAAATCCATATGGAATACGCTTACCATCCACGTTCTGTTGACCAAGACAAGCTGTCATCTGTTGGATGTTAATCTCAGTGCCTTTGGAACCGGCATTGAACATGATTACGAAGCGATTCTCCTTGTCCAAATTCTTGAGGGCTTCTCTGCCTGCTTCCGACTGCGCTTTGCTAAGAATATTGTTGATTTTGGTCTCGAATTCTTCTTCGTTGGATTTTCCAGAGTTATTCTCGAATATACCTATTTGGACCTGGTCAATGAGATTCTTGACATCAGTCTTCTTGTCCGAAATAATACTGATGATTTTTTGGTTAGTCTTGTCGTCCGTAATTAAATCACTGATGCCTACACTGAACGCGCTTTGCTTCATGTATTCAGTAACAATGTTCTGGATGTCGTCTACGAATTCAGCTGACGCCATATTGCCGTAGTCATTACAGACGCGATGGATTAGACCTTTGGTGCCGGAACCAAGAATACCTTTGTCCATTTGGCCGCGGATATATTTGCCATTGATTATTTCAATAATGTTATTTGAAGTGTCTGATTTTTCAGTCTCTCCGTTAAATTGCTTATTCTTCACTTTCAAAGACATTGGTGGCAAGATTTGCGACATTATCTCGAAATTGGAGATTCTGTCACTGCGTTTCTTGTCACTCGAAAATGGATTGACGCGTTTGAACATCATTAGTAAATTCATTGCGTCTTTCTGTGTGAAGTCTATCTTTTCTCTTGTAAACCTGTAGCAACCAAGCATGGAATCCTGATAGATGCCGATGATTGACGAGTTGTTGCCAGGACTTATTATCTGGTATGGCACTGCTGCCAAATTCTTTAATTCTGCCTCGGACTCCGGGTCCTGTGGCATGTGAAGATTCATCTCCTTGACTCTTTTGTGACCATATATGGTCACAAATTAGAGCCACCCTCAAAGTTTCCTAAGAGGACGGACTATACCTTGTGCTTCATCAGGCTGGTCAAGCCATCATTTGAAACCCGCTTCCATCTAGTCTCTGAGCCTTCCCCATACTCTTACCATAACGAGGTTAGGGGCTTGGTTGCTGATTATCCAATCCATTCACATTTTTACCATTGGGTTCGTCAATTAAACGAGTTCCTCTAAAACCTTTCGGTATCAGAGTGGTAGTGAAGGCTCTAAGGAAGTTCCAGCAGTTTGAAAACGTTGCCATTCTAATATATCTAATATAAATTTTCTTGCTCTATTTTTTATTTCTTCTATAGTTTCATATTGTCCTACAAAAGTAGTTCGCATTTTATTAATAGTGACTCTAACATATTCATAATTTAATGTATTGTTTTTTATAATATGTATGTATTTGTCAATATTGTTATCAATTGGTATATTTTTATATTTTTCAAATCTATTTATTGCGTGTATTTTTTGAACTCTTTCCATGTCATCTTTACGGCCTTGAAAGTCTCGGTCACTTTTGTAGTCTGTTAATCGTTGGGAAATTAGTTGTTTAGTTTTTTCACTTCTTTTTAGATTAGGATTTAAACTCATATCTTGTTTTGGTTTAATTTCTTCTTCTAATACAACTTTTTTTCCTTTTTCAAATCCACATTTTTGACCACCATTTGTTAAATTATAACCATTTGGATATCTTGTATTTAAATCATAAATGTATTTTTTTTCATAATCATCTAACTCATATATTTCACAATTTATGATTAGTTCACATTTAAAATTTTCTACTCCATATTTATTAAAAGCACTATTTAAATATCTACAAGCGTTATATTTCTCAATATTTTTTGATTCGCTTATGTGACTGTTAAATCTACCCATATGTCCAAATGGCCTATATTTTCCTTTATTCAAGTAATGACTTCTAGTTTGTCCAATATACATTTTATTTGTTATTAAATTTGTTATTTTATATATTTCACCAATAATTTTATGCGCTTCTTCCTTTTCTAGTAAACTATCCATTATTATATTTAATCAAGAAATATTTATATTATTTTATTATATTTGAATGACTAGACGATTATATTGATTCAACCAATGAACCAGTAGATATTACAACGTTTTCCTTATTAAGTATTATCTACAACTTAATAAGCGGTCGCCTGTTGGGGACAAGATGAAATTTTATCCCCGTCAAAATCAGCATTGTATGGCTTCGTGTCAGCAACGTTCATTCTGAACGTATCACCGCGCTTCATAATGCGCGCAATATGACACATCATACTCATTCTGTGTAAAGTAGGTTGTCTGTTAAATAGAATGGCGTCGCCATCCATCATATGACGATGAACAGTGTCGCCCTCTTCCAAGACAATCGACTTCCTATCAAGGTATTTCAATGTAATAGATTCGCCATTCTTCTTTTCCAGAATTTTAGCACCGGGCCACACATCGGGTCCGTTTTGCACTAATTTTGTCAAGAAAGCTTTATTTACACGATTTACCCTTACAGGCTTGGTAATATTTTTCGCTATTTTCATAGGAATACCAAGCTCTCTAATTGAAATATTCGGGTCCGCAGTGATGACTGAACGCGCACTAAAATCAACACGTTTAGCCATCAAATTGCCTCTCATTCTGCCACCCTTGCCATTCAATCTGTCCTTAATGGACTTCAATGGTCTGCCAGAACGTTGAGCAACAGGATTAGACCCCGGCAACTTATTATCAACCTGACTGGCAACATGATACTGTAAAACAGTTGTCCAATCATTTACAACATTTTCAGGCGCATTATTCTGTATCTTGTCTTGAAGCGTCTTATTAGTCTTAATAATATTGACAAGAATATGACTCAAATCGTCTTCAGAACGCTGTTGCGCATCGTGTTTTACTGAAGGTCTTACAGCAGGAGGTGGAACTGCTAAAACCTGACATATCATCCAATCTGGGCGCGACCATAAAGGGCTAAATCCCATAAAAGTCACATCCTCGTCGGAAATACGCTTGAATATTTTGAGAACCAATTCAGGTGTCAATGGGACGACAATATTATCATCACCTTCTTCACTGTTATTGGTCCACTCCGCATACAAAGAAGCAAATCCTTCTTTTCTGATTTTCTTTGGTTGCAAACAACCGCAACCATCTTCAGTATCTTCTCCACATCGCTTAATGTCTTTGTTTAATTCAAACACATATTTCCATCTGGCTTGTGATGGCATTTTAAGAGCTTGTTTGTATTTT